ACACTACGGTCATCTGCCATAGAGTCGATTGCTGTTTTTTTATCGTCTCCTGTAATCTTTACGATATTTAGGAAACCCAGGTTATGGGTGTGTTGTACGATGTCTTGTAAAATGTCTTTCATTTGTAGATCCTTTTGTTTAGTTTAGTTAGATTTAACAATAATGTCAAATGTTTTTTCACCTAAAATTGAAATTTAGGCTAATTCTATGTTTACTACTAGAGTAATGGTCGATAGCATGTATAGTTTCTTTAGTCATTATCATTAGATTGGGCGGATTAAATGGTACTATAACAATTTCATTAGTGATATCGTGAATAAATTTGAATTCACCTCCGCAATTGACATCTCCGTCGAGCCAAATAATGCCCATATACGGATCCTCGACTATTGTATCTTTATTAGCACCTAATCCTGCTTCGTTATGCCAATCCAATCCATTCATGATTTTATCATATTTGATATAATTGATCCATCCTTCGGATACAGTTACCTCTTCTTTTTTTAATATATGTTGTAAGAAAATCTTAAAATTATCTTTGAATTCCCGAGACAAGTCTCGAATATATTTTTTATTTTGAAAACCTAGATCTAAATCTAAGCTAGATTCTAACCTGGCTAATTCTTTTTCAAAAAAGTCAGGTAAATGATCCAACGGATAAAGTTTATAAAGATCCATATTATTCGAATGTGAATAGAGAACCGAATGTATTAGTTTGTGTAGTGGAATCTAAATCCCATTCTAGTACACCAATTAAGTTATCAATTTTATTATTGATAATAACTGCTTCCATTTCTGCATGATCAAATGGTAATTCTTGGAACCATTTAGGTAACCGCATTTCGTCTACCGGATATGCAATTGAAGTATATCCCAATGGATTATCTTTTACCTTGCACACAATAACTTTCATGCCGTCAACAATTCCCATGCTGTATTTGTCTCCGTTCATACGCTTGAGCGTATTCCAGTTAATGGCAGCACGGACATGTCCCGGCATATTAATCTTACCCGACTTTGCTTCTCTTGCCTGATAGTCTGTAATGTTGTTAGCACGTTTTGGCGATCCTTTTTCCCAACCGGGCCGAGCTTTGAACTCTGTTCTGAACTCACTAATGCGATCTAGGATTTCAGTCTCTTGAGATCCATTAAGAACCTTAGTTAACACTTCAGTTAAAAATTCCTGCATAAATTCGGGAGTATCACTGCGCTTTAGATCCAACCCCATGGCTTTAATCTCACCTGGCTTTCCGTCAGTATCTTTACGCTTGCCTTCTTTGTCATACACCAATACTGCATAGCGTTTTTTAGTAATAAACAAGCCCTTGGCTGCAACAAGTTCTCGTCCTGCTTTGATAACCTCACCTCGACTTTTCGGACAGTGAAAGCTATCAAACATAAACTGTGGGAACGTACTGTTCACTTCGTTAGATACGCTGTCGTACAGTTGAACTACTGATTCTTTAGTCCAAGGAATTTCACCTCGATCTATTTCTTTCTTAAGGCTAGCATAGGCACTAAAATAGGCAGAGTCCGTATCACCATAGATAATTGATTTACCTAAGTGATCATAATCACCCGTAATAACTTCATTTATTTTTGAGGCCATATGGCGAGCAATTTGTCGTCCTGTAAGAGTGGTCGATTGACCAATGCGATTGTCGAAAAACCTACAGCCGACGTTAAGAATAGCACCGTACAAACTGTTAAGATTAATCTTTTTAACGAGCTGACGTTTATCCCAATATTCTTCTTCAATTTTATTCTCCGCTTTGATTGCTTCTTTAAGTTTGGCCTGCATCTCTTTACGTTCGGCATACCAACGCTTTAACAGTCCGGGAATAACCCCTTCCATTTCATGAGTAAAAATTGTACCGTTAGCACTTAGCATCCACGGTTTACCGCTGTTATAGATCACGTCATAAATCTGTGCTCCGCTCATTACATCGGATTCACCGTTTTCCCAATCAACTACGATTTCGTTAGTTTTGTCTTGACTCATTACTAATTCATATTCGTCTGCACCGAACTTGCCTTCCCATGCAGCCGCGAAACTAGAACCCTTTGCGATCTTTGCATCGATATATGTTTTAGTATAGTCCTGACGTAGTTGTCCGACAATGGTTTCCGGGCCCATGTTCAGCGCACGAATGACAGAAGGATACAATGAGTTAATGTCCATTGATCCGATATAGTCATGTAATCCTTTTTTAGGATACGCAACATACGCACCAGCCGCTTGATTAGTTGCATTCTCGTCACGCTTGGGCCGACTTGGCACGATCAATCCCCTGTGGTGGGCTTCGTTTACAATCGCCTGTTCAGTAACGGCAACTGCACCCATTGTGGTCTGTAATAATACAGTACATTCGTGTGCTAGCGTATTAGCTAAATCGATAAATTTTAATTTATTATCTAACTTGTTTAACAATGCAGTATCCTGTCTGTTATATTCAATAAACTTTCGAAAGTCATTGTTGTATAACTGATCCAGTGTACCTTCGTACTGTGTCTTAGTTTCTCCTACCTCCATTTCTCCAATGGCATCCAGTCGATAGGTGTGACGTTCTTCATAGGTGTACTTGCGGTACAGCTCGAGACTGTCCAGATGAACACGACCAACAAGATCATAAGTAACAGCCGCTTTTCCATATTTTTCATACTCCCGCTTCTTAGGCATGTGACCCCATAGGCACAATCTACGGGTGTCTTCTTTGCTAAGTGTTTTAATAATCCTATTAACAGTATATGGCATATCGAAGCCTTCACTGTTCCATCCACTTAGGACATCTGCATCTTCAATTAGGTTAAGAAATGTATCTAACATTTCCGCTTCCGTCTCAAACAAAATTGTGTTTGGGAAATCTTTAACCTGTTCTGTCGCCTGCTCCATAGTAAGTGTCTTTGGAGGTACTGCAAGACACACTAACGTGTCTAACCATTGTAGGTGAACAGCAATCGCAGTAATTGGCATGAACGCATCGTCTGGTGATGCATAGCCGCGTTCTGGATCAAAGTCCACCTCAATGTCCCAAAATGCCACATTGAGTTTGGGGGGTTCCTTGCCAAGATAGTTCTCTTCTAAGGTACGAAATACTGTGTTAATATCACTTTCGTATAGTTTCTGATTATTGTGAATTCGTATCTCTTTTTGGAATTCTTTGTGACTCTTGGATACGACTTTAGACAGGCTTTCGCCATAAATTGATCTGTACTTACCCTTGGCATCTGGGTGATAAAATACATAACGTGCTGGGTATTCTTGATAAATTCTACCCTTCTTAGGGTCTCGTTCGACAATCTTAACGATGTCGTTATCACGATCCCAAATGGCATCAACATAACTCATTAAATTTTACTCCTTACCGCTTATGGCCGGCAACCTTCTTTGTGATCATTTATGGCTGATCAAACCTTTCTTTTAATTAATTAGCATTCTAACTAACCCTACTGAATCAATCGTGACCAATAAGATATAGTTAGCAATCATACCAAAACTCTTGCGAGTATAAGCAGCCCAAGCATAGAGACCACAGCCGAGGATCCATATAGGGTACAGAGCAAGTAAGGGCGGATTGGGGACTGTGAGAGCCATGGTAATCGCACACCCAATTGAAATACCCCAAGCAAGCAGCTCAATGCAAAAACGAAAAGGATGAGTTCTATAGTCATCTCTGATCCATCGAAAGATATCGTGCAGGATGGTATTCATTAGTCTTCACGACGATTTGCATGTCCACTGATATCTACAATTGTTTCTAGATCATCAAATTCACGGAATACTTGGTCCCACTGATCTTTCTGTGCAATACGGATTGCCTTGCGAATAACACTAGGTTTTACTTCTAGTTCTTCTGCTACTGCTTTGATTGTTTCATTCAATCCTTCTGTAAGGTCTTGAATTTCCTGCATAACAGTACAACCTTCTGCTATGATTTGTTTGATTTTTGCTTGTTCTGGTGCACCAAATGCTTTGCTCATAATATACTCCTTAAGTATTAATTATACTTAGTAAGCAGTGTAAAGTCAAGAATTATTTAGATTTACTAAACCAAAGTTTGAACCATTCTTCAGTTCCGGGGCGTATGTTCTGCTCGCGCATAATTTTTGCCTTTTCGTTACCGCTGTTATCAAATTTGGTTTGTATTTGTGGAGCGATTGATGTAATTTTGGCGGCACCTACATGTTGCCACATGGGATCATCTTCCGGAATAAAACAATCGTCCTCCGACTTCGGAACTACATCCGAAGTATCAAATTTGAATTGTCTCCACCCGCTCATTTTTTTAGATTTGATTCTAACAAACGAGCAAGACGTAACTCGTACCAGTTGCTTTCCGCCACACCTGGCCCGTACAATGCTAGACGCTTCCGCTCGTGGGCAATACTTTGTTGGATAGCAGCCTTGTCGGCATTGGGTTGTTTGAGTTGCGCTTGTAATCTTTCAATAGTGGCCCGTATAGCAGCCACATCCTTTTGATCACGCTTGCTCAAGCCTTCCGCCACACCTTGCTGAGGATCGTTGCCCATTGCTTTTTGACTTTGTAGATAATCCCAAACGCTGACCAACATCATTTCTGCTTTGGCAATCTTCTCTTGACCCCACTCTGGCAGATTATCTCTATCTTTAATAGTCTTTAGCAAGCCCATAACTGCTCTCGCAGTTGTAAGCAAATTACTCTGTGCCATGCCCGCTTCATCATCGTATTCACCGTTGAAGCCTTCTGCAAGTTCAGTTGATTTATTCTTATGTTTCTGGCCACGAACTTGGCTTGCTACTTTCTTTTTATCAGTATGTTCGCCCGAGCCTGACCCAATTGCTTGATGTGCTTTGGCCACCGGACTTCTAGTCTTTGCAGCATACTTCATGGCTTTGACGCCTTTTTTATGCTCTTGCACTACAATAGTATCTGGATTTATTCTGCCTGACGACGAAGCCACGTTGCCTGCTGAACTTGAACCGCCTGATGCAGCTTCAGTAGATGCCTGATCAGCATCACTTTTAGTAAGCATGATCTTACCTTGTAATTCTGGTTTGTTTTTAATGATAGCCAGTGCATAGTTGTTAGCACCTTTCTTAAGATCGAAAACTTTTGGTTGTCCTTGGCTCTTTAGAATTTTTCCATCTATACGTAAGTACCACGGACCTTGATCTCGTGCCTGTAACTGTCTTGTATATTCTTGTTCCTGTTCCCATTCAGCTTCGTGTTCACTACGCTTAAAGTCACGTTTGCCTTGATCCATTTGATCTTGTTGATAACGATCGTAATCGCTTGCGCTCATGGTATCTGGATTACGGCTACCGTATGGTCCAGCTTCTGGTAATAGACTTGTTATTTTCATTTTTTCTTCATCCAATTTGCTACTGGGCTTACGGTATTAGTAGACTTCAATTCTTGGCTTTCCATATCCCCGTTATTAACGTCTTCATATTCTGCACCCACCGCCTTATATGCATGTTTTAGCATATCTTGTTCTATTTGTGAATAAGGGTGAGTTGTTTTTTTCTTACCTACCCAGCTTTTAGAATCAATGTCAAGTGGAGTTTTTCCATCGGCCCCGGCCACTGCCATACCTAACCTGTAGGCAGTGTAATCACCACTCACGTGTTCTCCGTCACCGTATGTGTTAATTCCGCGGCTAGGTTGTTGAGTTCGGGCACCAATTTTCCCATTCTTCTTTTCGACAATAAATTCTGTAGCTCTCATATTATCCTTGTGAGCTAGCAGTTAACATCCAACCGTGTTTACGATGAGCATCAATTCTTTCAGCTAGGTAATTACTAAATCCGTATTCTTGATTCTGTACAGACACTTGATAGATTAATTTAAGAATGCCGATTATCTTTTCATTATCAGCTAACAATTCACTTTTCATTTGCTCTAATGGAAGTATTTCTGTTTCGTCATCAATCTGAGATAACATACTAAAACGTGTGTAACTTCCAGGAACAAATGTACCTAACTTGCGAATGTTTTCAGCAAAGGTGTCAACTGTTCCATATACTTCTTCGTAGATTTTTCCAAACAAACCGTGGTATTGTTCAAAGTCGTTTCCCACCACATTCCAATGAAAGTTGTGCGCCTTTAGGTAAAAACTAAAGGTACTTGCAAATCCTACTTTAGCAGCTTTTTGTAATTCATCCATTGTATTATCCAATTATACGTTATTTATTTTCTAACAACCTAATGAGGCTTGCCATTTTATTTTCAATGTTTTCACTTACTGGAACGCACTTGTCTTTGCCGTTCTCAGTACCAGCATAGCGTTTACCTTTCCAGCAGGCTTTACCGTCAACACCTTTAATCTTTTCTTTTAGGTTGCCCCATTCGTCCTTGCTAGTAGTATCGCGTTTAGCAATGTCTCTACCTTTTAGTTGATCTTCACGACGCTTGTCTCCGGCTGCTCTAAGTTTTGCAACCTTGCCATCGTCTTTATTAGCT